GCCGATGAAGCGGTGAACGTTACGGCGAGGGTGGTACCCGCCGCTTTGTTAGAGAAGGCTTGACCGACCGCCAGTTCCTTGACGAACGCTCCGGCCACGGCTCAGGCCATCACGGAGTCACGTCAGCGAACTCCACGTCATAGGCCCCGACGTTGGCCGTGTTGCCTGAGGTCACAGCCTGGGTGGTCACCGTGGTGCAGTGCAGCAGGTTGACGCCATCGTCCAGGTTGACGTGAGTGGCGTTGCCGGACGCCGTGATGGGGATGGCGTTCTTAGCGGCGACGGTGACCTTGCGGCCCGACACGTCACCAGCAACGAGAGCACTGTAGGAAGCGCCGCCGACTCCTGCGGTCTGCACCGCGCTGGCCAACAACACCGCCGCGATCCCGGCGAAGTTGGCCGGTTGCGCCGACGTGATTGTCATACGGGTGGCGGTGGCGACTTTGGTCAGCGCCGCATCCAGCACTAGGGGACTGGTGTACTTAGCCATGGGTCACTCCGTGATGATGTAGATGGTGCTCGGATCTTTGGTGGGCATGGCGTCGAACTCGCCCTGGGTCAGCGAGACAACGTTGATGTGCCCGGGAGGTCCCGGGATACCTTGCTCGCCCACCTGGATGGGTGTGACGACCAGAGCCGTCCCCCCACCAGGGCGGACGACGACAGGTGGTCCCGAGACAGGAGCAACCACCGGCGCCCCGTTCTGGCCTCGTACGTCGACGCGAACCGGCGTCGTCATTCCCACGCCATCGGATAGACATACCAGTTGGAGGGCGGCCAGATGTCCTGTTGTGTAACCTGAGGGTCCACTACGACCTTGCCCGAGAGCCACGTACGCGTGGTGTAAGTGGCAGTATCAGTGGGGTTGGCCCACTGCTTGGTCTGGAGATCCCACACGAAGTCACCGGGCCAGATGGTGCCACCCGTGAGAGTGACCATGGTCCCCGGCCCGAGGCCGTTGAAGTCGGCCTGGAACGCAGCCGTCACGGTGAAGCTGAACAGATAGCGGTAGCCAGGCCACACCGGGGGCCACCAGTAGCCGTAGTACAGCGCCTGGGCCATGCGCACCTGAGACTCCCAGACGGTATCCACCCAGGTGAGGCCCAAGGTGTCAGCCGGTTCCGTGTCCACCCAGCACACACCGTCGAAGTAGAACTGGAAGTCAGCGGTGTCACCGGCCACCCAGTGCAGGTCGTAGCTCTGGGCGACCTGGGACGATGATCCTGTATCTGATCCCGAACCATTGACACTGCCGCTACCGCCGTTGAGGCCGGGCAGGAAGGCCGTGGGCGGGATGAAGCCCTCGGCGTAGGGCACGATCTCGGGACCCTCACCCCAGATCTGGACAGCCTGACTGATGGGAGAAGGACTGCCATCGAAGGTTTGTTGCTGGGTCGGCATGGCTCACCTCACGTCTTGATCAGCAGGTACATGCCGATGAACGGCGGCCGAATGTCGATGGGCGTGCCCGAGCCGATCATGTTCTCGGTGATGGGGTGGCTGTGCGTGCCCCCACCGGGGCCGATGGTGATGGTGTGCTGATGGTTACCCAGCACGTCTGTTGTGTGCACATGGTTGGAACCGGCAGTGTTGACACCGGGGCCGCCAGTACCGCCCGAGTTGAAACCAGTGGTGGCGGAACCCGTGTTCGGCGTCAACACGATGGGCTGGTCACCCTGGGCGTAACCAGCAGGCGCCGCGAACACCCGCGTGAGAATGGCCGGAGGGCCACCACCACCGGGCGCCGCAGGATGGACGTGGCCCGGGTCGCTGACACCGTGGAGGTGAGCACCCTGAATGTTGCCAGTGGTGTGGGAGTGGTTGCCCTGGATGTCCGACGAAGCTGAATGGGTGTGTGAACCACCGGCGCCAGTGGTGGGCGACACGAGGTGCTTGTGGGGCGGCAGGTTGGTTGTCTGGAGCGCCAGCATGCCGTTGGAACTGCCACCCGTAGTACCAGGGGTGCCGTACATGAAGAAACAGTTGCGGGCGTCGGGCAGGACCATGTTCATGCCGTCTGAAGTACGCCAAGCAGGGAAGGCGTTCCACAGCCCACCCGATGCGAGCTTGGAGATCGTCTGGCCGTTGACCAGGAGCCACCCCGCAGGCGGCGTAGGCAGAAAGGTGGTCATCGTCATCCCGGGCGGGATGTTCGTGAAGGACAACTGCTGCCAAGTACCAGCCTGATAGGCCCACACATTGCCGTTGGAGGTGTCCTTGTAGATGTCCCCGTTGGCACCCGTGCCCGATGGGTTGCCCAGACCTTGGCGGAAGTTTGATCCCACCAGCGGACCGGTTGTGTTGAGGGCGCCGCCAACATCCAGGTCGCCACCGGTTGTGGCGGTGCCCTCAACACGAAGGTTCAGCGACACGTATACACCGTTGCCATTGGCATCGTCGTGCTCGATGAAGCTGTTGTCGGTCCCGAAGCTCAAGCGCCCATCGGGATCGATCTGGAAGTTGCGAGACATGTCAGCGGGGTTGACACACAGCACCAGTGGCCCGTCCCCGTCGTTCATGGCGGTGACGAAGTTCTGGGCCAGGATGATGCGTTTGTCTGTTACGTCAACAGTCTGCGGTGCGGTGGCCCCCGGCTTCACCAGCACACTGGCGAACACGCACATCGTGGAGTCGTACTCAGGGAACACCGGATTGAGATCAGGGACGCCGAGAAGACCAGAGACGTGTCCGGCTGCGTCCCCCACAATCAGATCGAAGCGGGGATTGGAGGCGGCATGGGGCAGGGTGACCTGCCCCCCACCGGTGGCCAGTTGACCGTTGACTACCCAGATGCCGTTGGCGACGTTGACCACCCACGAGGAGCCGGTGACGGAGATGTCACAACCCCGCAGCACCCCGTAGCGGTGACTGCCCAGGAGGTTGAAGTCCAGGGCGTCCGGCTCCGAGATGTCGAGATCGCCACCGACATCAACAGCGTTGGGAACGAGGAAGCCGGGTCGGACAGCCATGGGTTACTCCAGTGTGGCCAGGTAGTCCTGGAGGTGACCCACCAGGGTGACCCGGTTCTTGCCCGCTTGCTCGGCGGAGATCAACTCCTCGATGTAAGCGGGGTCGTTAGACGAGTTGGCCTCGGCCATGACCTCAGCCACCGTGTGGTCGTAGGGGTCGTACTCCTCCTCGACCATGGCGGTACCACCGTTTCCGACCGAACCACTGGTATCAGGCGCCGTCTGGATGGCTGCTGATTCCGGTGAAACGCCACCAGTAGCATCACCGGTGTCCTCAGCCTCAGCACCCTTGGGCATACCCGACACGGCCGTCACTGCCATCGTGTAGGTACCCGCAGCCGGGGTCAGCCCCGAAGGCGTGGCCGTGCCGGTCGCCGCCGCCGTACCCACGTCGGCGTTCGTCTTGGCGTAAGAGAACGTGTTGGCGGTGACGGCAGTGATGACGTAGGTGCCGTTGAACGTGGCGTCCACACCGGCCACCACGACCGTCTGCCCGACCAGGAACCCATGCCCGTTCGAGGTAAGGGTGGCCACGTTGCTGGTGAGCACCTTGTTGGTGACGGTGCGGGCCGTGTTGGAGACGGTCAACGTCGCCGTCTTGGCCCCCGCCGTGCCGTAGGTGACCTGCGTAGGCGACTTCACCGCCTGCGGCGACGGTGTGCCGTTGGGAGGGAAGGCCCACGAGAAGTCCTGATCCGCCCTGGTGGAACCCGTCGACAGGGTGAAGGTGAACTTCAAGCCGTTGGTGGCGTCCTGGGTCGCCTGAGCCCCCGCCGGGGTCGAGGTGATGACGCCAGGGGCGTCGGTGTACATCGTGTTCGGACCGTGGACGGTCACCAGACTCATGGCTACCTCCGCGCCAACCGGCGCTCATCGAAGGGGTACGGAAGCTCCATCAGAAGCTCCCGGTCGTAGAGGATGCGGGCCACGCCAACAGGCACCTTGTAGCGCACCCCCGGCTCGAAGCTCATGTGGGTGACCGAGCCGTCCGGATTCACGCCGTCCGTCATGTCCTCGATCTTGAGGTTGGTGCGGATGACCCAGGCCACAGCCTGCTCGGCCTCTTCCCGAGTGTAGGGAAGCTCCTGCACTTCATCCACGATCTGCGCCTGCCCGAACAGCGCGCCCATGGTGGTGAGACCTTCAGTGGGCACATCTTCCGAGGGATTGACGACCTGCTCGGCCACCGGCGAGTCGGGGTCCCTGATCTCATCGGCTCCTGTAGGGCGCCGAACGGGTGTTGCCATAACACGTCTCCTTGTCCAAAGGGAAAGAGGGGGCGCGAAGCCCCCTCCGTCCAGTCACAGTGACGGCGGGAACCGTCGTGCTAGTTGGTGACCAGCCGGATCACGGCTGAATCAGTGATGGTGCCGAAGCCCCAGATTCCGTACCATGCGAGAGCGTGCTCACGGCCGAAGTCGAGCACGCCACCGTCACGTAGTTCGACGGGAAGGCTGATGGCCTGCCCGAAGGCATTGTCACCGATCATCAGGCCCTCATAGACACCACCCGAGGGACCCCATGTCTGACCCCAGCCGGGGGTGGCGATAGCACCAGGACCCACCGAGGCGTAGTCGTTGGCCGTGACCGGAGGCTGGGGAGCGCCGATGGTGGGTTGATCGATGTTCGCAGGACTCGACACCCCCGCTGCTGAGAACGTGTCGGTACGCCAGTAGGCACCCGACACGGAGGGGTCAAAGGGCATCGTGGCAGGCAACTGGGCCGCCGTCAGCGGCGCACCAACCTGCGTCGTCTCGATGAACACGACGTCGTTCAGACGTCCCACCTCTCCAAGCATGAAGTTGCCCGGGGCCGCGTACTTGGTGACCTCGATGAACTCCGGGGTGTCACGCAAACGGCGGCTCTGGTGGGGATGCACGAAGACCACGTACGTCTCACCGAGACGCGGGATGTTCTTGGAGGCCATGGCCTCCACCGCATCCTTGATGGTGTGCATGGTGAGGTAGAAAGGCGGATTGGCGCCGCCGACCACCGTGCCTACCGCCCCCGGGGTGCCCGGCTCGTAGACGCCGTAGCCGGTGTTGATGACCGAGGGCTTCTGGTACCCGTACACAGCGCTGGTGGAGCGCTGAAGACTGGTGCGGGCCTGGGTGTCGAGATACAGCGCCATGTTGCGGCCGAGAAGGCGTGAGGCCGAGGCCATCACGTCGTCAAAGCTGGCGTTGAGCAGGAGTTCCGTGACGCTCACTGCGAAACCTTGCTCTGCGACGCGGATTTGGTACTGCTGCGCCGACAGGGCGTAGGTCCGCATCCGCACGCCCTCCACCAGTGGTCCACTGGGGATGGGAAGATTATTGTATCTCATGAAGTTTACTGTCAGGCCGGGCATCACGCCCAGATCGGCATCGCCTGGAACAGGATCTCCTTGCTCCAGATGACTTGGATCGCCGGGCCGAGCATTGTCGTAGGGGTGACAGGAGCGGTTCCGTACCCGCCTGTGCCGTCGATGTTGGCAACCTGGTCGTAGCCCGTTGCCTGCGTGTAGATGGAGTAGTCACCGCCCGCACCGACCTGCTGGGTGCCGGTGACAGCCGACCCGGTGGGGAACGGAGAGGCGGTGCTCTGTGGGGTATAGGCGGGAGCAACCATGAACTTCCTTTCAAGACGCTGTTGTGACTACTGAGCTTGGTCCCTGCGTAAGCCTGCTGCCCCGGCACGCGAGGCAATGCCCAGCAGTTGATCCCTGTACTGACCGAACGTCTTGGTGTCCATGCGGCGGATGTCATCCACCGAAACTTGTTGAGTTGACATCTGTTGTTCCATTGGCCCTACTGGCGGCGCCCCGGTGGGAGCCACCCCACGGAGCGGTGCCCGCTGTGATGTCACAGCAGATTGAACCGACTGCAAGATAGCACCGGTCCGTTGTTTCATAATCTCGATGGCGTTGTCGACCTCGACCTCATTGCCACCGTCGATCAGATCACGTAGCTCAGGCAAGATCCACTCGGACTCCTGCTCAATGCGGTTGCGCTGGTACTCCTGGAGTTGTGTGTACCGGCGCTCCTGCTCGAAGATGGCGCGGTCCCGTTCCCGCTCACCCTCCAGGCGCTGGAACTCGGCCTTCCACTCCTGGTCCTTGCGCTCCAGCAGTTGGCGTACGTCCATCTGCTGCTCTTCGGCCTGACGAGCCAGCGATTCCCGCTCCTCACTCTGGTGGGCCAACTCGGCCTCACGGGCTTCGCGCTCCTCCCGGAGTTGACGTAGCTCATCCTCCATGGTGCTCATCCGACCGTAGAGCTTGTCCTTCTCCTCGGTCCGGATGGCACCGACCTCTTCCTCAGTGAACATGCGCTGGCCCTGAGGGCCGACAGTCGGCTGACCGCCGTTGTTGATCACGACCTGAGGCACCTGCCCACTGCCCTGCTGGAGGGCCGTAAGCTCAGCCTGGGTCATCGGGGCTTGGCGCGGGTCGGTGCCGGTGATGAAACCGCTCCCCGTGTCCCCCGTCTGCGTCGGTACGTTGCTCATAGCGTCTGGTGCTCCAATGTTGTCACAAGTTACTGCTCTGTTGTGTCATTTGATTCATAGTCCATGACCTGGGGCGGCATGGGCTGGTAGGCCCGGGACATCAGGTCTTCGACCAGGGCGGGATCGACCGGAGGAGCACCCGCCATGCCGCCATCGGGCATCATGATGGGCTGCCCATCGGGCGTCATGCCGGTGGAGGCCATCTGGAACTGACTGATCTGCATGCGGATCATGTCGAGAGCACCCTGCTCCTTCAGATCCTCCAGCATCTCCTCGAAGATCTCGCGCAGCTTCTGGTCGGGGTACTGCTCACCCAGGTCACGCAGCGCACCCTTGCGGGACTCCAGGCTCATAGCCATCAGGGCCTGGATCTCGTTGATCTTCAACAGCCGATCCATCGGCATGGGGTCGGGCCAGAAGATGTCGGTGCGGTACGTCACCGGGTCCATCGGGTCCAGTTGCACCAACTGGGCCACATCAGGCTGCACGGCCGACAATGACGGGTTGTAGAACAGGGAGTCCGGCTCGTAGAGGGCCAGGTACTTGATGGCCAGTTCGTTGACCTTTTTGAAGCCGACCGTGTATTGGGTCCGCTTCTGATGATACCGATGCATCATCGAAGCCCACTGCATCTGGAGGGCCACACCGGATGTGTTGCTGACGGGCTGCTGTTGACCCAACGCCCCCTCGGGCACGCCGGTCATCTCATGCATAGAGCGCTTGATCATCTCCAGGTACCCGAGCGGCCCGGCGAAGTTCGTCTCCAACTCCAGGTTCTCGATCTTGGCCTTCTCATTGCCGATGGCCCAGATCTTCTTGGGACCCTTCTCCAGGTTGCCCGCCTTGGCCCCGATTATCACTGTTACGGGAGCAGCGTGATAGTTTATGATATCCGAAATGTTTGTAGCCTTCTCGTTGTACTCCCGATTCAACGAGATGATGTCTGTTATGTCAGCAAGGCCCCACGGGCTGGACGCCACCGGGATGTTGGTGATGTGGATGATGGGGATCTCCCCCATGGGGTTCTCGCGGCGGTCGATCAACTCGTCGTTGACGTACTCCTCGATCTGGACATCGGTGACCAACTCGACGTAGGTGAAGACCTGACGGGTGCCGTCCTGGGCGGTGTTCCCGGTCCAGTAGGTGTAGCCGTTCCGACGAGCGCACCAGAACCCACTCGGAAGTGAAGGACACCAGACCTGACCCGAGAAATCCTCGACCTGCTTGTTGACATAACGAGCATCCGTGTAGGGATTGCCGTACTCCTGCACCCGATCGCCATGTTGACGAGTTCTCACACCGAACATGGCTTCGAGCATCTGGAACCCATCAAGTCGTCCCTGATCGACCTGAGTCCACACCCCCCGCCGACGTGCGCCGTCGCCATCCATAAGCGTGCCGAGGAAGAGCACGGCTTGAGCGTAGGTCAATGACCGCAGAAACTCTGGTGTGATCCGCTTACTCGGAGCGGCCTGACGCAACACTTCGACCACACCCTTGCCGAGGTACCACTGCCGCACTCCGTTCGACAACAGAGCCATCTCGTTGAACGAGGCTCCCTGTTCCTTCCACCAACGCTCCAACCGCTCGAAACGGCCCACGTACTTCGGGTTGATCTGCGAGAGATGCACCGAGTGGTAGCCGGTCTGGTTGATGTGGTCAGACCCCTCGGTCACGTACCACGCCACCGTCTCGACCAACTCATCCGACCACTTCGGTTGATCCGCGAAGGCCAGTGGTGCTCCACCACCAAGGATGAGCCTGTCTGAGAGCTTGATGTGCATCGACCAGCGCTCTTCACGCTCGTACCGAAGCGTTCCGTTGGTGTAGTTGCCGTGCTCGGCGTCCACCATCCAACGATGGTTAGGTGTGGTGAGAGCGTCAACACGCCCCGTCCAATGATGCAGTGGACCTTCGTACGGGTACACGTTGACCGCCGACACCGGCTCCCACTGAATGGTGTCAGTCTCGGGGTCCCAACCCAGCACGTCATCACCAGGCTGAACCTCCCAGTGATGCTTCCAACCGTCAGCCGTCAGGATCTCAGTTGTTGAGTCAACACACCCCCAGAACTTATACTTCAGCTTGAACCGGTTCATGCGGGACCGGTCGTGGGGATGGAACTCGGGGAAGCAGAAGGCCGGGTTCAGCGGCAGGATGCGCACCCGACCGGGGTGGATCATGCCCGAGGGGTCCACGTACGGCTCTTCGTAGGCGACTTTGATGAAGGCATCCCCGGAGACGCCGCCGAGTTGACCCAACTCCCAGAGCAACTGGGTCTTGTTGTTGTCGATCTCCCACACCCGCTTGAGCAGGGGAGGGATGATCAGGGACGTGGCCTCGGGAGCATGGAACTCCACTCCCCGCCCGAAGGTGAAGTTCGTGATGTAGTCGGCAAAGGCCTTGATGTAGTTGAACGTGAGTTGGGGTTCGCCGATCTCCTTCCGGTAGGCCCAATGGTGACCCAGGTACCAGGCCCAGTTGGCCGCATAGCGATTCAGTCGGGGACCATGAACCTCGAACTCCTCATCAGCTAGCTCGACCAAGCCCAGCGGGCTGACAGCAATGGTGAGGTCGCTCGCCGCCGCTCGGTACGAGGGGGGAGAGAAGTTGATCATGCTCATGGTTCGGAACCTGCTACAATGAGGGCCATGGAGTTGCGCATTGACACTGACGCCGCCGAGGTGTTCGTGGCCAACATGCAGCGGTACTTCGACCTCGACGCCTCCGTGGAGGAGGAGTTCGCAGAAGGACTACGGCGGTTGGCGGCGGTGCAGTACATGATGGAGGACTTGCTCCGGGACGCCGGGATCACCACCGAGCCGTTGACCCAGCGGGCGCAGAAGGCACGCACCAACAACCCCTTCTACGCCCCGACCCGGGCAAACGCCGGGCGCAAGCCATAGTTCTCAGGTAGCCACTGCCGGGACCGCTTGCTGGTCCGGATGTTGGCCAACTGCGTGGCTGATGACTTCCGCGAGCGCTGAGAACCGGGGTTCTCGATGGCCTTGCGGATCTGCTGGGCGTACCAAATGGTGCCCATGTAGGCACTGTGGGGCTGGTGCTCGCCCAGTTCCTCCATGGACAGCGAGTGCGCCATCTGGTGCGCCTGCTGGATGCCCTCGTAGCGACTGGCCGTATCCAGGCCCCGCTCTGACCCCCGGCCTCCGTAGGGGATGTCGGTGCGATTGACGGCAGCATCGTGGTAGTGGGTGTCGATGGGCGGCCGCTGGTAGTGCTCGGGATCATGGATCATGCGCCCGAAGTCGCCCAACTTCGCCTCACCCAGTGACCCCAGCGGGTCCTCGTAGTCTCCCTGACGGGCATGCACGGCGCGGGACAACGGCGTGGAGAACACCCGTTGGAGGGGCGTGCCCATGATCCCGGCCTTGCGCCGGTAGGCCATGGTGGCGGCGTTGGCCCCCTGGTACTGCTCGTGGAAGCGCTGAGCAGCGGGGGCGTCGCCCGCCCGTTGGGCGGCATCCCGGCTGGCCCGATACGACTGACCCGCCTGAGCCGACGCTGCCGCCTTGTGGATGGCCGACATCTGGGCGCTGGAACCGATGCCCCCGTGAGTCAACTGGAGGGCCTGGATGCGGTTGACCTCAGCCTCGTTGGACGGCGACAGGTGAGCGAGCACGGCCGCCCCACCAGCCACGCCCTGCCCCGTCGCTCCCCCTATGTGTTCGGCGGTGGCACGCCACTCCGGATAGAACTCCTCACCCCACTGCTGAGCCTGCGGGGGCGCATTCAGATACGCCCGATTGAGATTCTGGGCGACAGCCTGAGTCTGCTTCGGCGTCCAGATGCCCGAGGGAGTGAAGGGCATTACATGTCACCCGTCTGCCGCCGCCGCTTGGCGTTGACATAACTCAGGGCCGAAGGGGCCAGGCCGGGCGGCATGTACAGGTACATGTTCTGCTCCGCCCGCTGGATCATCGGTGGCTTGGTCTTCTGCCACGACATGCGGTACGCGGCGGGCTTCTCGTTGTCCCGCTTGGTCGTGAGTTGTCGGGGCTTGATGACGACCGGGCGCCCCGGCTTGCGGCCCCCGAAGACCCGATCATGGACCGTCTGGGTAGACGGCAGAGGCGTGCCCGGACGGGCCGCTACCGTGCGCAGACGTTCCGGAGGCCAGGTCATAGCTCAGTCGTTGACGACAGCCCGGTTGGGGCGGGCCTTGCGGCCCTCACTCTCCCGCTCGAAGCCATAGCCCTGGCCGAAGGCCTGGCTGCCATGGACGAACTCGCCCAGCATGCTCGGCGCCTCGATCCAGGTGGACGAACCCATGTGGGCACGCTCCCGCATCGTCTCGCCGGGACCCTTGCGCGTCGTCACGGGACGCTCGTGGCTGGTGTCGCCGTAGGCGCCCACCCGGAAGTCGTTGGGCACGTCAGTGTCAGTGGCAATACCCTCCTCGAAACGCAGCGGGCCACGACGCCGGTTGTTCTGGGCCATGTCGTGCTCGTACTGCATACCCCGGTACTTCTCCGGGTTGAGGGGCGGAACGGGTGCTATCGACATGAAGACCTCCGGAGGTCGGCTGCTGGCGGGATCATACGCCTGTTGTCTCACCTTGCAGCGAAGAAGGGGCTTTCGGCCACCTCAACGGTGTCAGAGACGTCGATCATCGACGCCGCGCAGGCGAGGGCGAGCGAGTCAACGTAGTCATCGTGGGCTTCCTGCTCCAGGGGCGCCTCAATCAGCATTTGCCCTGCTCGGAACACCTTGATGGCGTCTGACATCTGTTGTCTGAACCGCTGGTAGACCCTCGTGCGGCGGGCCTTGGAGTGCCCCGGGTACACCATGAGGCGGCGGTCGATCAGGGTCTGGAGGTTCTTCCACCGGGCACCCTGAGTCTTCAGGTCGCTGGACATGGGGATCACCTCGCACCGGGACCCCAGCAGATGCCCCAACCGCTCGGCCACGGCGCTGCCCATGGCTTGGGCATCGACGCCCACGTAGGCCAGCCGGTAGTTGTCCAGGAACTCACAGATGCGGAAATACTGCTCTTCCCACGGCTGGTTGTGAAGCTCCAGCCAGTTCAGGATGCGGTGCTCCCGGAAGCCGAACGGGTCCGGGTACTCCCAATCGACCCAGCACACGGTGACCACTGTTGAGTCACGTAGTCGGGCCGGGTCGATGCCGACGACACAGGGCGTCTTGAACCACGAGCGCACCAACGGCATCGACGTGTCGTAAAGAGCGTCCATCACCTCGTCGGTGACGAACTGGCCCCGATCGAGCAACCATTTGATTGCATATGACATGAGAAACTCATCGGAGTCCTCGCCCAGCCGAGCCTTCTCCCGCTGGATGTAGCGGGCGTAGTCACGGTTGTACCGCGACACGATCTTGTAGTCGTACTCGAAATGATTCTGGCGACGACGGGAGCGGCTGGTGTAGCGGCGCTTGTTCTGCTGGATGGCCCGGTAGAAGTCACCCTTCACACGAGAGGGCGTGCCGATCTTGACCATGGTGCCCGCCGTGGCCGCCATCATGGGGTGCACGCTCTTGCGCACGACGTCGGCGTCGGCGTCCTGAGCTTCGTCTATAACGATGACGTGATAGGTCTTCCCCTCGATCTTGGCTTTGGGGTTACAGGTCTGACGCCGGGCCAGCGAGCCGTTCTTCAGGCGGACCACCTTGCCCTTGCCCCGTACTTCATCATCGAGTTCGGGGTCCATCAGGAATTCGGTGGCGTGGTCGGAGGTGAGGCGATCCACGATTCGACCATGCAGCGTCTCGGACTGGTCCTCGGTGGGGGCGAAGCATCCGATCCAGATGCCCTTCTTGAACCGGGCCAGTAGATCGAAGCTCAACGCCAGCTTGGGCAGCAGCACCATGAGTCCGGCGAAGGTGTTGGCCAGCGTCTCGGTCTTCCCAGCCTGGCGGGAGATGAGGCCGGTCAACTCCTCGGCATCATGGATGATGATCGACTCACAGATGCGGTAGCTGACTTCCCGCTGGTAGGGGTAGAAGGTGACCTCGTTGAACTCCTCGATGAACATGATGCAACGCTTGATCAGGCCGTCGATGAACTCAGCCGTTGACTCATCAAGGACGATCTGATCGCCCGGCTCGTCCTCCTCTAAGGGGGCAAGCTCATCCTCGTCGTACTCCGGCTCCTCGACGGCCTGTAGTTCGTCGGGCAGCGGCTCATAGAACGCAGTCACTCACCCCATGATGTCACAAGTGGAGCTACGGGGACTCGAACCCCGGACCCCCGCCATGCCATGGCGGTGCTCTTCCAACTGAGCTATAGCCCCAACACCTGTCTCGCGATGTGTTCTCGACACTCGTAGCACCAGAACACTCCGTGGAAGAAATACCAGTCATCGTCAACAATCTCTGCTTGGCAGCGATGGCAGTACAGGACATCTTCGTCCGATGCGCTCATCGTCGGGATGGGGAGACTTGAACTCCCGACCTCCTGGCCCCCAGCCAGGCGCGCTACCAACTGCGCCACATCCCGGCCGTTCCCCCCAGGCACTCCTGCTCTGACACTGGAGACTTCGTGTTACAGACGAAGGTCTGCCACGCACGCGAGGCTAGTCAGTATTACCTGGCTCCCAGGGGGAACGAACTCGGTGGGCAGGAGGCCCGCTGTAACCCGCTCCCCCTGCCCACCACGAACCTAGATCACGTGAGAGTACCGACCACCGATCCACTGATGGAGAACGTCCCCTGCGGGCTGGCCTGCGATCCGCTGAGGGTACAGGACACATCCCCGACCTGGTTCTTGCGCGCCGCATCGTTGAGGAACGACATCGTGCTCCCATCAGGCGCCGTGAAGGTGAAGGTCAGGTCGAACGCCGTGGGGTGGAACACCTGGCCGTTGCTCAGGTGCGCCGGAGCGAAGATGGCCTGGCCCTTGGGATTGTTCATCGTGCCCTGACCCTGCCCGTTGGCGTTGTTCACGACGAACCCGAACGTGCCCGCCGAACCGCAGTCAGCCTGGCCGGTAAAGGCACCCTTAGCGTTGGTAGGCGCTGCCCCTGCTGGTACCGCCGCCACCGCCACGACAGCTACCGCCGTTGCTACCCCCAGTAAGAACTTCCGCATGAGTTCTCCTTCTAGCTAGTTGTTGAGATTCAGAACCCTAGCAGACAACGGCGAAAGCCCGCCCTCTGCGAGGTGGGCGGGCTTTCGACCGGAACCCTTCCGCTTCCCCTTCCGGAAACTTCCAGGACGCCTACTTTACTACCCCTTCGGCGTCCGTACAAGCCGCTTGCGGGGCCTGCTCGGCACCGGGGGAAGTCCCAGCGTCCCGGCTGCCTCCCGGAAGGCGATCACCGCCCGCTTGGCTACCGCTACCTGCTCGGGGACAACCCCGTTGCTCGAATGCTGGCGATACTTGGCCTCGGCAATGCGCCACAGCCAGTCGAAGACGGCAGCATCCAGTACGACCGTGCGGAACGGCTCCTCGATGGTGAGGAACCGTCTCCCAGCACCGGAAGGGATCGGCGGCGGCCCGGTACCACCGATCTCGTCCATGGCTAAGCCGCTGACGGGCGCTTGGACACGACCTTGGCTGGTCGTGCTGCGGTCTTCACTGGCGCCTTGCGCACCCGCTTGATGGGAGTGGGTTCCACCGCTTTGGCCGCCCGCTTGGTGGGCGGACGGATCGCCGCAGCCTTCTTGGCCGGTTGGCGCTTGGCCGGGCTGCCCTTCTTGGTCGGGGCAGGCTTGCCGCCCTTCTTGAACGGCGGGGCCTTCTTGTCGGGTGGGAACGCATCCTCGACCTCAGGGAGCTTGCTGTTCTTGCGCCGCTCGTAGGCCAGGTGTTGCTTCATCCGGCACGCCGCCCCATGGCAGCCGGACTGGTACCGGTAGATGGACGCATTGGGGCACGTGCTGGAGTCACGACCGGGATCGACAGCACACACATCCCGCTGGCGGATGGCCAGCATGGGGAGGGGCTTTCGACCGGGGCGCTCGGACTCCACCACGTGCATCCGCTGTTCGAGCGCGTTGACGCGCTGTTCGATGGTGGGTGTTGAGGTACGGGCCACAATCCTTCCTTTCGTCACCCTAATAGTACCTAGGACCAGGATCAGAAGAGGCGCAACTGATCGGTCGGTGGGTGTACGTCGAAGAAGGTCGCGAAGATGTGATCGAGCGAGGCGAAGAGCAGGCCCATCTTCTCGGCGTCGTCAGCGTCGATGATGATGATCTCCTCGTACACGGCCGTGACGATCGGCTCGGGCAGAGTCCGCCACTCCATGGGGTCCGGCTCGTTCTCCCGGGGGTCAAGCCGATGCTGATGCAGCGGGTCGATGTGAACAGTGCCGTAGGGCGGGACATAAGCCGCCACGGTCACCACGTCATGATCCAGTCCATACTGTCTGAACAGGCCATTTATACGTTCAGCGATCTGTTGAAGAGTCACCGAGGGCACGTTATACCTGCCGCCGTCTCTTGGCGATGCGTTGCCGCTCCCGTTCGCTGGCGCCACCCCACACGCCCCGCCTCTCGTGGTAGCGCAGAGCATGCTCCAGACACTCAACCTGCACAGGGCACTGTCTGCATATGGCCTTGGGTGCCTCAACATCCTCCCCCCGCCCGGGATGGAACAGGTCAGGGTTCAGGCCACGACACAAAGCCTGGCTCTGCCAGTCTCGTGTCTCGGCGGTGGATCTCTCGGAGAGCATCGGTAGCCCACTGGGCATGCTGGACCGCCTGATCGATCGAAGATGGGTCCGTGGTCCGACTCTCCCGCCAGTAGGAGAGCTTGTAGCCCGCCATCATGATCTCGACTTCGGCGTACTGAACCACCTCGTCCAGAGGCAACTTGGCCAGTCGGCTATTGCCACTGACACTCAGGTCAGGAAGCCCGGTCTGGCTCTTGTTCCGACGACTGAACACCTTGCCCACACCACCCCCCGATCTCCGCAGGGTCGAACGACGGAAGCTCCCGTCCGCCCAGTTGCTTGAGCGCCGACATGTCGCCCTCGGTGTTGTAGCGGTAACGGCCGACCTGGATGGCCTTGTGGCCCCACCGGATGCGGAGGCCCCCGCCGACACGCCACGGCTCGGCCAACTCCCGGAACCAGGCCCGCGAGAACGTGTTCGGCTCGTCACAGTACGGCTCGTAGCCCACGTAGAAACCGAAGATGCCCTTCATGGTGAGCATCAGTACCCCCCGTCATAAGGTCGGTAGGGGAACGTATTGAGGGTGTGGTTGACGAACTGGCCCGCCGACCCGGCCGAGCGGAGGCCGGTCCACACGGCGGGCGGGATGGCGTCGTAGATGTAGGACTGCTTGCCGTTGGCCCACTCCAGGACCAACTGGCGCCGAGCGGGGCTGTAGCGACCACTAGACACACGAGAGGAGTTGAACCACTCCTCCTCCCAGTCGTCAACATCCTCGGGGAAAGTGATGACCGCTTCGTGGATGCGGCGACGAGCCGATGTTGTGTCAAGGTCCGGACCCGACCCCATGTCCGAAGACCGAGCCGTGGCTCCGTAGCGAGGCCCCCGCTTACGGCTCGTCGCCATTGCCGTCCTCTTTCTCCAACTGACCCGTCCAGCGGAACACCAGGTTCTGAAGGATCTCCTCGCGGTGCTCGGGCCACGTGGTCAGCATCTCCATGATGGTACGGGACCGGATCACACTCTCGACTATCTGGGGGATGAGCGCCTGGAGGTCCCCGGGAGTGAAAGCCAGGGGCAGAACCACCACGTCAGGCGACTCGGTGGCATGCGCAAGCTCCCCATCCATGTCGGCGGGGAGCATGGCATTGAAGATGATCACCGGGTCCTGGGATTCATCGAAGAAGTTGATACCCAAATGGACCCCCAGGACCCGGGGGATGAAGGTCGTCTCGTCGTCCGGCACTACCGGAGACTACTAACCGCAGGCCCGCCCAGTCACGGGATCGCCTGACAGGACCCAAGGGCACCACCCTTGCGTCTGTCGTAGCTCCAGAGCCTTGGACAGATTGACGACCGGATCGTAGGCCTGAGAGGCTGAGAGCCAGCCACAAAGTTGTGTCAGCCCCACGGCGTGGTTGCCCCGGCCGCAAGACTGGCGGGCGTAGGCATGAGGATCACAGCCCGACTCCCGGTGCATGATGTAGTCGAGCACCCGCATGTCACCGTAGCTCCAGCCCACGGCCTGAGCGGTCGGCCACCACTGCGGACAGCGCGCCCACGAGGGGATGTCCCACCCCGCAGGTGTGGTCGGTGGGTTACAGGCAACCGGATCAGTGTTTACACACTTGCCCGTCTCGGCCCGTGCGGCCGGTGCCGGATCGCCTTCACCGACCGGACCTTGGATACCAGCGTCATCCTGAGCATGCAGAGCAGGCGCACCAGTCGTAGGAGGAGCAACAAGAGCCGCTGTGACAACAGGCGAAAGAGTTCCGACCGTTGTTGGCGGCGCTTCGGTTGGTGGCGGTGCTTCCGTAGTTGTCGTCGGGTGCTCAGTGGTCGTGGGTTCGGTAGTCGTGGGTTCGGTAGTCGTGGGTTCGGCTGGTTCAGTGGTTGGAGGCCCAACGGGCGGCGCAGTTGTGTTGTCAACGGCATCTACGGTAGCCACCCCCGTAGAATGTCCCTTGTTGGTCAGCACCAGGGCCGTGCCCAAGGCGAACATGCCTAGGAGCGCGATCCGACGCCGGGTGGTGTTTGTCATGGGATCGCAGCCTTGTTAAGGTTTGGATACTTTGTCAAGCGGAAGGCTTCGACCGGCGCCGCATCACCTTCGTTCTCGGAGGTGGTGACTTAACTTCGTCACGATGCACCATCATCTTGCCGAATCCGCGAAGATCATCGACCCAGATGTAGGGCGTGCACGTGGGGCAAGTGACCTTGCTCCACCAGACGGAAGACCCGGCAGTGTCAGTGATGACGCCACACTTGGCCGTGATCTTGCCGTTCTGGTTGAGCTTGACGAGGTGGATCACGCCTCTTCGACATCCCAGATCGTGACCTCGCCACCCTCCAGCATCGTGGGGTTGGCACTGTCGATGGCACTGACGATCTGCTCCAGCAAGTCAGTGCGGGTGGGGAACTCGTCCTCGTTGCGCTCGACTGAGACGTTGACGGTGATGGTGAAGTCCATGACCACCAGTGTACCTGTTATGGTTCCGTTTGGTGTATCATGGTACGAAGTGGGTAAAGATGAGTGAGACGAGAGGAACACTGTGCCCAACCTGGACGAGCTACCCGACTACACGAGATGCCGAACCTACGGCCACGCCTGGTTCGAGGCCGACTCGGACTGGTTCGCTGACTTCGCCGTCAGCCGAGGGAACCCTCTGACCCTGAGATGTGACCGGTGCACCACCGAGCGCCGCGAGGTGATCGGCACCACGGGGCGCCTGGAGAACCGCTACTACGTCTACCCGTCCGGCTACCAGTACAGCCGGGGTGAGCGGCCCAGCAAGGACGACTTCCGGCTGGCCCTCCTGTCGTTGCGGCTCAAAGAGGCCCGTTCAGCCCGTCGTAACGGGAGCACACGACTGAAGGTGGCCCGCTGATGCCGCCCATCAAGGCAAAGTTCCTTCCGAGGGAGGACGGCCTCTACCACTGCGATCAGCCCGGTTGTGAGCAGCCCGGCTACGAGCATCCCCAGCACCTGGGCCTGCACCGGTTCCACAAGCATGGGATCACGTCGTCTAGCACCAGAAGAGCCAGAAGCGCCACGACCCAAACTCGAAGGAACGGCTCACTGCCGCCCCTGTCGGCCAATGCCGTCTGTGAGACGGTGCTGACCGAGATCGCGCCGGGAGGGTCGATCCCGGTTGCTGCCCTGGCCGCCTACCGGGAATGGGTTGACGCAACACAGACCTTCATGAAGCTGCTGGAGCGCTGATGTTCCACTTCACCGCCTACATCAGCGTGTACCGCACCCACGCTCGCTATCTCAGCGCCGATAACTACATGGGATGGCAGAAGGAGATCACAGCACCGTTCGTGCCCTCCCCGGGGGACCGCATCGAGTTGTGGGAAGACGGACCGTACACACCGGTACGGGAACGCGACTTGAACTGGACCGGCGAAGGGTTCGTGGAGTTGGCCGGAGTGGTCATCGACCCCGACGCCAACGAGGAAACGTGGCAGCGCCGCTCCGGCTCGATCCGGAACTGGTCGTGGTACAGCGAGCACCAAGGCAGCTTGGAGGAAGGACTGAAGCAAGGTGGCTGGACGACAGCCCGGTAGAGACGGGCGTGTTTACATAACGTTACGGATTGACCCGGAGTTGGTGGAACGGCTGGACCAGGAGGCCGGGGAACGGTGCGTGAGCCGCACCTTCCTGGTCGAGAAAGCGGTTGACGAGTGGCTGGAGACACACGAGGGTGCAGCATGAGGGACCTATTACGAAGGCCACACCAGCTACCCGCCCTGTACGAACTGACCGACAAGGAGATCAACCATGGCAAAGAGTGACGACTGGGACCGGGACCCTGAGGCCCGAGCCTGGATCAAGCGGGTCCGGGAGTCCCTATCGCCCAAGATCCTCGGTTCGGCCGTGGTCATATCCATGGTGCCTTCTGACAACGTGCCCAACGTGAGGTTCGCCGTCGAGTTGGGCTTCGCCATCATGTACGACAAGCCCCTCATCATGGCCATCCATCCCGGCCAGAAGATCCCCGATCACCTGGTGCGAGTGGCCGATGACATCGTGGAAGTGGACGCGACCCAGCCCGAGAAGATGGGTGAGGCCATCCACGCCGCCATGCAACGTCTGGGGTTCGGGCCAGTCGAGTGACATGGCCCCGCTGGTTCACACGCATGTACGAGGACGCCACCGAAGACCTGGACTGGCCTCCACCGCCCAAGTTCAGTGAACTGGCAGATGGCACCTGGAAGCTGGAACGAACCAACGGATGGGCGACCGTGGTCACCTTCCACTCCACCTACGAACAGGCCGAAACAATGAGCCAAACGGCCCTCAACTCCTGACAGGCGGCGTTGTACAATGTCCGGTATGGACGACAAAGAGCGCATCTCCGAAACGCTCCGGAGCACCATGTCCATGAGCGAAGCGAAGGCAACCCTCCCCATCCCGGTCCTGAAGCCCGAGTACCGGGACATGCCAGGAGACGAAGAGGTCGCAGTGTCCATCAGCATGAACCGGGAGGCTGACGGGTCACGTAGGGTCAGCAGCCCAGCTTTCGTAGCAGACGGCTACATCGACACCGCCGCCATCCCGTTCCCCATCCAACTGTCGATGGCCTCTACATCAGGTAAACCGCCCATGGTACGGCCGATCCTCGTGCCCGAGTCCCGCATCGAGATGATCGAGGTGGCCCTCCAGTTGCAGGGACTGGACATGGAGCATGCCGACTACTCGGCCCAGGCCATGCAGTGGACGGCCCAAACATTGAACGGCGCCGACCTGTACTGGGTGAGTGCCGAGATGTGTCACCTGCTCCAGCACGCCGCTCCCGCCCTGCCCCCCACCACCCTCACGGCCGACCTGATGCCCTCCGAGTACGGCGTGGTGTTCTTCGCAGAATCACTGGTGGGCCAGGACGCCCAGCAGTCCAACCAGCAGGTGTGGGTGTCGGCCCTCGCCTGGGGACCATGCACCTTCGACGTGACTGACACAACACGGGTCGATGGCGCCGTGGTGCTCCCACCTCAGGGTGTCATGTCCAAGGACCCTTCGGCTGTGGTTCCCCCGGATGGATTCAACCCGGATGACTATGGACTGGAGCCCGGCGAGGAGTTTCGGTTCAGGGGCAACGGGATCTCCATCTCGACGTGGCGCAAGTGGGAGCGCTGGATGCCCCTAGGCCGTTCGGACTGGCCCATGGGCTTCGACACCGAGGGCACATTCGCGCCGCCCAACTACACCGACGTGCAGTTGGCGTCGATCATCGAGGACCGTCGCTGGGCCGCCGCCTTCGCCATCTTGTCACAACAGACCAACATCGCAAGAACCCGAATCATTGACACTGACAGACACGCCGCCAAGCGCTTGAAGCGCCGCAAGCTGTCAGTCCCCAAGATCAGACTGGTGGACATAAATCCGCCCAAACACGTGCCCTCGGGGGAGACACGAGAGGTGCACTGGACCAAGCGGTGGCTGGTACGAGGGCATTGGCGCCAGCAGGCCTGCGGACCACAACGCTCCCAGCGCCGCCCGGTGTTCGTCCAACCCCACGTGAAGGGTCCCGAGGACAAACCGTTGGAGGTGAGTCCAGAGGTTGTGAAAGTCTGGCGCCGGTGAAACGAGGTAGATTTAGGTCATGAGCGGGCTGGATCTTGAGCAGGTGAGGTACCTCATCATCTACGGAGCACCCGTCAAGCGGGCAATCCGTCACGTAGCCCGCCTCCACCACGACGGCCGGTGGCTGCCCATCTGCAACGCCCACTACACGGCCAATCATGACATCAAGGAGCGTCAGGTGCGCGCCCCTGAGGACCATGAGGTCGAGTATCCGGTGTGCAAGCGTTGCCAGTCCTGGTACAAGCCCGAGATGGTCACGTAGAACCATGCAACAACACACCGACTACTCCAACCCCCCGTGGAACCCCACCGGATACCGCGCCCGCCACCGCAACCATCTCCTCAACCGCAGTAAGTGGAACCAAGACAAGAAGTTCCCGTGCTGGTGCGGGGACTCCCTGGTGGAGAGCTACCGCCACTTCTCGCCGTGCTGCGCCGCCTACCTTGACCTACACAGCAACATGCTCTACATGGACCTGAACACCGAGTACTTGTATACACAACGCCGGGCTGACGGACAGGACATCGGTGGCGAGTTCACGTTCCTGGTGGCCCTCAACAACAAGGACTGGGACAGCGCCGAAGTTGACGCCGAATACCTTGACGAGCAGAAGGAATACTGGCTGGATACGTGGGTACTGGTCCAGCGCCAGAGCCGGATGCTGGGGCCAGAACCACTAGAGGACGAGGACGAGGACGATGACACTGGAGGAGATCAAGACTCGGTGTGAATGGCTCCAGGAGCGCCGCCAGGGGGACGTACCAGTGTGGACGAGCGACCAGATGATGCCGATCGTGACCGAGTACCTGCGGGTCCTGGAGGAACTGGCCCTGATCCGTACGGGCGTGCGCTGAGGGACTTCGTTCACCGGATCGTCTACCAGTCCAACACTGCCGTGGTCACGGCCTGCGGGGTGGCGCTCCCGTTAACTCGGGCTGAAGTACGGGCTACCAGTTACGTAACGATCTGGCGAGGGGAGCATACCTGTCCTGAGTGTCTGGACTATCTTGACGAGCTACCAGATGCTGTTAGCATGCTGCTGAATCCTAAGAATGAGCGGGTAGAGTGCATGTCTATGATCGACGTACAGGAGTTCGGGCTGCGCTTCAAGGATCGGTTGATCACCATCGCCGCCGAGAGCAGGGGCGTGAGCCGCCTAGAGGCGGTGCGCAAGTACAACACCGACGCCACCTTCCACGCCATGGTGGACACCATCACCCTCGCCGCGTGCCAGGTGCTCAACACGATGGACGTGGTGGAAGTGGAGGCGGCCTACCAGGATGAGTTCAACACCGAGGCAGCACGGCTGCTCGGCTGGGATCATTGACACTGACATGCGCATCAACCTTGTAGCTCTGCTCCCCACCCCTGACGGCACCGGCTGGTACGCCGTCCAGCCCACCAACTCTCACCTCTGCTCGGCCGTGGGCTGCATGCGCCTGGCCGTCGCCTACCACCACGCCGTGTACGAGGGCGAGGACATGTGGCGCAACAAGTACCGCTGCCCCGACCACATGGACGAGAACATGGAAGTCCGGAACAGCCGGGTGTGGGTGCACAATGAGCCTGTTGGCCCATAGCTGAGTCAACAGCCGCCTCGTACAATGTATTCATGAACAATGTAGACGAGGCGGAGATCCAGCGCCGACAGGTGTACTGGTCCGAGCACTGGCAGGACTTCCAGTGCGAGGTAGTCATCCACAAGGCCAAGTCGGCCAACGCCCATGTAGGCGCCTTCGACTCCTTCGGGGGCAGCCTGGGCCTGTTCGGGTCCATCCCCGTGCCCATGCACGCCACCGAGGTCGATCGGGGCAACTTCTACTTCCACGACGGCTGCGCCTGGGTGAACGGGCAGTACCGGACCTACTGCTGGCGCATCACCGACGTCATGATCACCATCTACAACAACGGCACCGGCGCCGAGATGCGAGCACCGGGCAAAGAGGTCGTGACCATCCTCGGACCGGTGGGCGCAGCCCTGGCCGGTGCGGCCAACGCGTACGGCGTGCTCAAGCCATGATGTTAGGATGTGAAACCATGTCTGCTGAGGCCAAAGCGGTCACCTACCTCATCCTCCACACGGCCAGTGGATCGACACGCAAGGTCATCCACATCGGACACGAGCGGGACGGCGAGCAGGTCCCCCGCTGCAACAGCCACTACACCTCCCAGAACGACCTGGACACCCAACGCCGTTTCCGACCCGCCGAGGGCGAGGAACTGGAGTACCGGGTGTGCCAGCGGTGCGTGAACTGGAGAGGGTGGGTCTGGTGAGTACCCCTGACGTGGATTCCCCCGAAATGCGCAAGAGATTGCTCCAGATGGCTCGGGAGACGGACAGGCAACTAGCCAGTTTCCGCCAGATGCGCTCGGCTGACACCCGCGACTACGAATCGTGGAAGGTCACCGTGCCACCCTACGACGCTGATGGCGTGGTCATCGAGCGCTTCGAGGTGACGTACGAAGAGGCCAACACGAGCAAGTTACGGGCTGCCCTCAACCCCCAGCGGGGTGACCGCTCCGTCGAGGCAGGTATGTACACGCGCCTCCTGGTGGACGGCGTGTTGTGGATGTCCGACACCCCCACCGAAGTGCGTGACCACGACTACATCGATGACGCCATGACCGAAGTATGGGCCTACGACTCCGAAATGCCCTCCATGCTCATCGTGGGCCTGGGCCTGGGCCTGGTCCTGCGCCGGGTCATCATGACCTACGAGATCCCCGAGATCGACGTGGTGGAACGAGACAGCCGTGTCATCGCCGCCGTGGGCGAGCACTACCAGGAGCTAGCCGCTCAACACGAAGTGAGCCTGCGCATCCACCAGGCCGACATCAATGACTGGCGCCCGCCCCGGTCGGCCTGCTGGGACCTGGGGTTCTTCGACATCTGGGCCGACATCGATATGGCCGACCTGCCCGAGGTGGCCCGCCTGCGGCGCCGGTTCCGGCCCCGGCTGTCTCGGTTCGAGGCCTGGGCACAGAAAGAGCGCATCGCCCAGAAGCGACGGATCAAGAGTGGAAAGTGGCTCTACTGATGGCGGACACACCGACAGCCAAGCAGATCATAAGCCTCATCGAACAGACCGAGGCCCTGTTGACTAAACTCAAAGAGGAGCAGTGGAGCGACTACGACCCGACGCTCCAGAAGGCCATCATGTTGTTGATGAAGCCCGGCTTCGCCGCCTTTCAGAAAGCAGCCAAGGCCATCTCCCGAGTGCGGCCCGAGGAGACACGAGCCAGCTACGTGCCCGGCGAGCCGTGGTACGAGGGCATCCTGGACCGGATGCAATGACCAAGATCGTGGTCGATGTCAATCTGGTCGAAGGCAGTGATCCGCTCGACTTCGCTGACAAGCTCCAGGAGTTCCTATTCATCATGTTCGATGACGAGAACGCTTGGCCCGAAGTTGACGTGTTCCTCGGCACCGACGTGCGGCAATCATGATCCTCCCCTGGCTGACCAGAGAAACGGTCATGTACCTCCATGTTGATGAGAGCTACGCCGAGATCCTGGTGGACGATCAGCAGTGGAGCTACAGCATCCGACCCCGCTCGGCCAGCCTCACCTTGCCCGCCCAAGGTGGTGAGGGCGTCGAGATCCTGATCAAGGTCAACAGTGTGCCGACAGTCGAGGCCGCTCGTAAGTTGTGTGAACTCATAGCCGAGGCGGTAGGCGAGTGACCATCCTCAAACCCCCGAAGGTAGCGAAGAAAGCATGATCCGCTACTTCATCCGCCCCGTCTACGGCCCCTGGTACGAGATCGAAGAGCAACAATGGCTCGACCTGGACGGCCCCCGTCACCTGCCTGGTCCCTACAGCGCGGTGAACTCACCGCTGTACCTCACGCTGGTCTATGTTGACACAGCAAAAGCTCTCAAGGCCGATGTGAAGGCCGACTTCCCCGGGTTGCAGGACATGATCTGGTACCCCGACATGCGCTGCGGCGACTGCAACGGACGGTTGATCGACCTGAACGAGGCCGATCCTGAGAAGCGGTACCCGAACTATGCCCACGCCACCACCATGATGGACCGCCACGGCGCCTGGCCGGTGGAACGCTGGGATGACTGAGCACTGGCCTGCATGACAGGAGAAATATGCTGCGTAGTACTTGTCTTACTGGTGCTCTTGTGGCCTCCGCGCTACTAGCAACCGCCTGTGGTGGGGGCAAAGCGTCAGTGTCAGCAGCACCGACCTACAACGACGCCGCCGTACAACACGTCCTGGCCGAGATGGTCACAGACGGCCAGTTCCTGAGTCCCACAGGCGGGCCGGTGTCGGCCACCGACCAAACCGCACTCTTACAAGTCGTCCAGGAGGCATGCAAGGGGCCGAACAAGATCCAGACCATGGTCCGAACCCTTAGTGCCAACCCCTACCTGCTCTCGGTGGCGCTCACTCTGGCCCAGACAGGGTGCCCCAAGGTCATGGCTGACGCCGGGGTGCAGGCTGGTTAACACTCACCTAGTAGACGTGCACCCTGCTCACCGAGCCGCCCCGACGTTTGACGTACACCCACCGCCAGCGCGTGCCGTCCTCGGAACACTCCACCGAGATCTCCGGGGTCACGAAGCTGCGCAGGAACCGCCCGGCCGCCCGACCACCAACACGACCGTAGGCCAGGGTCACGTAGTCCCGGGCCGTGATGCGTTGCACGACCCGGGCTTCTATATGATTCGGAGCCATTGACACTGACACTACACCGTCAGTGTCAATGTGGTCGGTGGTCGGCGGAGATAACGCACCCCCGCCTCCTTCACATACAGGATCTCCTGGCTGCGCCGGTTGTTGGCCTCAGCGGCATAGCCGTTGTGGGCCTTCCACCGCACCCGTCTCCAGGGCAGGTCGTACTCGCCGTCGTACCCAGCCAACACGACAGCAACATGCAAGGGGACCTGACGGCACCACGACAACACCTCGTCATGGAGGTGCATGTCCTCGGCGTAGAGGCCCTTGGAGCGCTTTCCGGCGTACGGAGGGTCCAGGAACACGCCCACGGTCGAGAAGCGGCTCAGGATGGCGCTGGTGGCCACTCGTGCCCACGCCTTGTCCCAGTTCCCCGACAGGATGACCACGGTGGCCAGCCGGGCAGCCACCTGGGCAATGCGCTCGTCGGTCATCGACGCCGAGTACACGCTCTTGAGGGTACGGTCGATATGAGGCCGCTGCCGGGCGTTGCGCCAGGCCCAGCCCGACCCCAGGAACGACGAGATGCCCATCCACCAGATGGCCGCCAGATGCGGGTCCGAGTAGGTGGGATCGGACTCCAGCTTGGGCGTGATCACCCCGCGCTGGTCCACCAGGAGGCGCTGATAGGCCTGCATGTCCACCTCGGCCACCGGGCCGTTCAGGTGGGCCGTGACCTCGCCGGGGGTGTCCCGGATGGCCCGCCAGAAGTTGGCGATGTAGCCATCCAGGTCGCACACCACCTCCGACAACGGCGGGTCGGGCCTGTTGAGTAACACGGCCAGGGACCCAGCGAACGGCTCCAGGTAGCACTCCGGGTTGCCCAGGTACCCCCACACGATCGGGGCGGCCTTACGCTTGCTGCCGAAGTAGGGGAAGAGCACAGCTTCCGAGACTAGTGGTCTACGCTGGTAGTCACCTCTACGCCGAAGAGGTTGCGGGCGCATGTGTAGCAGACGTGCATAGGTTCGACATCGGCGTAGTCATCGAACGTGACAAGAAAGGCCGCTCGATGGAGCAGGTGATGCGGGTCCTTGGTCACCTCTTCGAGCATGTCGCACGCGAACCGGGTG